AGATAAAGCAGAAGGAACAGTGTTCAATAACTGGGAAATAGGTGAGTATGATGATTCATTGCCTAAAATATATGGTCTTGATTTCGGTTATTCTAACGATCCAACAGCGTTAATTCAAACTTCTTTACAAAAAGATTGTTTATATCTAAAAGAATTATTATATTTGAAACAGTTATCAGCCGAACAGATAGCAGAGGCTATGAGAAACATCGGTATTGATAACTATGATTTGATTGTATGTGATAGCTCAGAACCTAGAATGATTAAGTTCCTAAAGGATAAAGGATTTAATGTTAAGGCAGCTAAGAAAGGCGCTGATAGTGTTCGAGGTGGTATTAAGAAACTAGAGAATTACAGAATGATTGTAACAGAAGATAGTAAGAATTTAATGATTGAATTGAATAACTACTGTTGGAATGACAAGAAGTCAGGCATACCGATTGACGATTACAATCATTTATGTGATGCTATGAGATATGCAGGAGAGAAATTAATTAACCCGAAAGGAAGTATAATATGGTAGATATGAAGTTGTACAGAGTTATTAGCAGAGAAAGCGAATGGAGTTGGAGGCATATTTTAGCTGAAGATAAAAAAGAAGCAATAAAGAAATACTTAGAAATCCAAGATGATGAACACTATCATCAACAGATCAGTTGTAAATATATTTGCGATAGAGATATGATTATACCAACTATTGATCCTATTAAAGAATTTAGTAAATGATATGTTAGATATGGCATTATTATACAAGGATAAAGAAGATGTTAAAATATCTGTTAAGGTTACAGAGAAAGACGGTAGTATTAATTTATTATTTACTTCCGATTGTGGTAAGCATGGGATGGATGAAATAATAGATGAGTATGATTTAAATCCTGAACAGCTATTTAACATGTTGAGTTGGGTTGATGATTTTATGAATAAATAAAAAATAGACATGAAAAGACAAGAATGGAGAGCTGAAATTTTCAAAGCAATGAAATCGGGAGACACTGAAAGACTCATTTATTTGTCAAAGATTTACAAGCAAAAAATTAACAATGGTAATAAGAATAATTAAGAAAACACCATGCAGGCTTCAGGTAGGAGTTTGCATAAGGTGTAAGGAGACTTACGGTAGTCGATACATTAGACAGGGTTATGCTGTTCATATTACAGAATCAGAGTTTGCTGAATACGTTTCTAAAGTTAAGATAGATTGGCTTAGAAAGAGAACTGAATGTAACGATTGCCCAGATAAAAAACCATGTAAAAAGTGTAGGGAAAAGAAAAAGTAGTTGTATATCGCGTATCGCGATGCACGATATTAATAAATATTTCATTCCCACAACTATAAATAAAAACCAGTTATGGGAAGTAAAAAACAAAAGCAAATGGATAGTAAAGAATTAAGGATAGGGAATTTAATAAATGATAATGGACTTGTCGAGAGTGTAGTAGTTGAACATTTAATTAATGATGAATATTACGATGGTTTAAAAGGTTGTAAACCTATCCCGCTAACAGAAGAATGCTTGATTAAGTTTGGGTTTAGTAAAATAAATGGTAAACATATTGAAGCATGGGAGTTGATTGGTTCGCCTTTTACTTGGTCAAAGGATTGTTTGAACATTGGTAATGGAATGTCGATAACAAATATTAAACACGTCCACCAACTACAAAACCTTTACTTTGCATTAACAGGAGAAGAACTAACAATAAAAGACAATGAAACACACATATAAATCTAAATTCACATTCGGAGATAAAGTTTATATAAAAACAGATCCAGACCAAAGACCTAGATTCATAACGTCGGTTAACTTCGCAACTGGTCAGGTAGGTTATGAGGTGAAGTGTTTAGATGTTGTATCTTTTCACTATGAGTTTGAATTAGATTCTGATATGGATCTAGAGGTTAAATTTAATTGTAATTAATTTAAAAAAAGTATTGTTTATTGAAATAAAGTTCTTATATTTGAGTATAACAAAAAACAAAAACAAATAATTATGAGAACTTTAACAGTAACAGTAAACGGAAACAAAGCAGGAGAAGTAATATTTTTCATCCTCAATGTAGCTAAAGATAACTTTTTAAACGTAGTTGAAATGACTTGGAATACAGTAGAGGACGTATTAAGAGGAGAAGCTGAAGGTCATTATACAATATCTAAATAATGAACTGGAATAAGTTAAAAGATAAGTTCCCTAACAGTTATGACGATGTTAGGGAACATTTACATAAGACTAACATAAAAGACAGTAGATTTTTGTTAGAATCGTTTCTAGAATCTAAAGGATATAAAATTGGCTTTGGGTTTATACAACAATTAAAAGACTATGAAAAGAATCATATTAATATACTCAATAGATGAGTTCAAAGAATACGAAACATTTGTAAGTGAATACGAATTAGAACAGTTTATAAACGATAAGAATGAATATAATCACACCTTTGAATTGATTGGCTGTTATTACATTGGAGAAGAAATTGTAATAAAACCTGAAGAAATAGTTACAAAATATTTTGTAGTTAAAGAATAATGTGTATATTTGTATAAACAAAAACATTATGAAAACATTTACGATAGACGGTGAAACCGTAGAGCCACGAAGAATATTATTAAGAAAAGAGTTAGATCATCCAATTGGTCCGTATGATATTAAAAATCTATTTGAAGAGTGTAATGCCTGTTATTTCTTAGTCGATTTAAATACAGAAAGCAATGGTCTTCAAACTTGGACTACATTTACTTTATATCAAAATAAAACACAAGAAGAAATCAAAGATGAGGCTATTGAATTGGCTAATAAAAAGATTCAAGAGTTAAACGATGATATTGAAAAAATAAGAAAAACAGAAATATGAAAAAATCAGGCATTGAGTTAATACAAAAATATCTAGATAAAAACAATATTAATTGGGTTATTAATATGCACGTTAATGTTGATGATAACGGATTTAGAACTAATAGACAGACTATTTATATTGAAAAAGGATTATTTAATTTAGAATTTATTATATTCATGGATATTAGTAGAGAAGACGCTAAGGATATTATAAAAAGTATTAATTGCTTAATAAAAACAGAGATATGAAAGTAGGAGATAAGGTTTGTATAACAAGAAAACTATTCGATACAGGTATACCTTGGATTAAACAAATGGATGAGTTCATTGGAGATATGTTTGTAATTGTAGACGAATTGCATGGTGGTTTTCTTTTAGATGGTAATCCGTATGTTTACCCAACTGCTTCACTTGAACTAGTAGCGACTAAAGAAAATATGGAATTAAAAGAATCTTTATTAGCTTTTAAGAATAGTGTAGTAGAAAACGACAACCACTACAAGAAATCAGTAGAGCCAATCGAATTAATAGAAGCGTTTGATTTAAACTTCAACTTAGGAAATTGCATAAAGTATATAGCTAGATGCAACCATAAAGGTAATAAACAAGACGACCTTAGAAAAGCATTGTATTATTTAAATAGAGAGTTTAATGGGGTTGATTGAAGAATTATGAGCATGATAGGAAAGAAAGCATTATTCAAATACACTTATCACGAAAAGATAAGCGATAAGCCTTTTGATTTAAAAGAGGTTAAGGTAGAACTTACAGGGGAAATATTAGACAAATTCAACAATGGTGAAGAAGATTTATATTTAGTTGAAATACATGAGTATTTTGTATCCAAAGAATGGGACGATAACGATAGACAAATAATTGTGTTAACTCCTGAGTGTATTGTTAAATTTATCTTTTAAAACCCCGATTTTAATAAGTCGTAAATATTTCGTATATTTGCACTTATGATTCTAACAGAAGACGAAGCAATTGAGTTAGTTGAAAACTCACAAACAACACCAGAATACATAACAGCAGGTCGGGAAATGGCTTGTGAACTATTCGCATTAGTTCAAGGTGATAAGTTTAAAGAAGAATTAATCAAACGAATCGAGAAAATTGAATCTACTGAGAAATCAATAGCTAGAAAGAAATATTCTAGGAATGTAGCTGATTTCTTTGAGAGATTATTGCAACCGATAGGAAATATATATTCGTCTACTGGTGGTAATAAACAATATGATATCACAACTGACAGTATTAAAAAAGAAGTATTAACGTCGTTATCTAATATATCGGGTAATCAGTCATTAGAAAAGTGGTTACGTCAGACTTGGATGCCGTTATATCATACAGACCCAAACGGGTTAATTATGTATGAATATAAAGGTGAAGAAATATATCCTACTTATAAATCAATAAATGTAATAAGAGATTATAAACCGAAAGGTCAAAATGTTGATTGGTTATTGTTTGAGCCGTATGATTTAAAAATAAACGGAACACAATATAAAGCATGGCGATTAATAGACGACGAAAACGATAGGACTATATTACAATTAGGAAATAATTTTAAATTATCAGAAGAGTTTACGTTTCAGCATCCATTTGGTAAAGTTCCAGCGATTGTAAATTCAGACATTCAGAAGTTAGGTTATGATTGGCGTGTTTCTCCTATTGATAAAATAGTTGAATTATGTAAGGAATATGCTAGAGACCAATCAATAAAAACAATATATAAGTTTCAAAACGGATTCCCTATTCATTGGAGGTATGTATCTAGTTGTAGATCGTGTACGGGGACAGGTAAATTAGGCAATGGAGATATATGTGGAAATTGTGATGGTAAAGGGCATTTGACTAGCTCTGACGTTACTGATATGGTAACAATGCCAATTCCTGATGTAGATGATCCAGTTTTGGCTCCAAACATTGCTGGTTATATTACCCCAGATTTAGATACTTGGACGCAATATAATACAGAATTAGAGTTATTAGAAAATTATGCTTATAGGACACATTGGAACGTTATAGCGTCTAATGATGCCGAGGGTCAAGCAGAAACGGCAACGGGTAGATTCATAGATTTACAACCTCAGATTAATAAATTGAATGAATATGCTGATACTGCTGAATGGGTTGAGTGGCAAATGACTGAGTTTTTAATTAACTTTATTGACCAGAATAAAAACAAAGCAGAAGCATTATCTTTTATTAATTACGGTAGAAGATTTATATTAGAATCAGCAGATACTATCCTAGAAAAATATCATACATCTAAAGATAACGGAGACAACGACACAATAAAAGACAGGTTATTGAACGAATATATTACAGCTAAGTACAAGAATGACCCGAAACATTTAAGGGTTGAATTGTTAAAATCAGTAGTTGAGCCTTATATTCATTATGATTTAGAAGAAATCACTAAAACATTCGGGGAAAAAGAAGCTGCTAGAAAAGCTATGTTTAATAAATGGTGGACTATTGAAGCGAATAAAGATAGTGAAGCAAAAACATTGATAGAAAGTTATAATAAATATTTTAATACAAATTATGAAGTTAAAGAGAATGAAGAAGCTTCGTCTAGCGAAGATAGGAACGAAGTATAGTATGGAACATTTCGAAGTCATCCACGAAGGGAAATTAGTTTCTGATTATGAGATTAATAAAGTTAACGCTATTACGGATTCAACGGGAATTATATATGTTGAAGATGAACAGAAAGTTGAAGAAGTGGCTGAAGAGAAACCTAAAGGAGGTAGAGGTAGACCAAAGAAAACAGAAGAAAATTAAAATATAATATATGGGGATTAGTAATTTAAAGGTAGTTGCAGAAGCGGCAGGAATCAGCGAGGAGTCGCTAAAGGAAGCGATAGCATCAGAGGATGCTGTTGAGTTGGAAGTTCCAACAGATAGAGTAATAAAAACAAAAGAAGAATTTGACACTTACACAGCAAACGTAAAAAAAGAAGCTGGTAAAGCATCTGTTGAAATGGCTGTTAAGGCTGTTCGTAATGAATTAGATTTAAAGTTTGAAGGTAAGACTGTAGATAATCTATTAGAATCTTATAAATCTAGAGTTTTAGAAGAAGCACAGATTGAACCAGATAAAAAGATTTCTGCTTTACAAAATGAAGTAGATGAATTCAAAACAAAGTTAAAAGAAAGAAACGATGCTTTCGGAGAATTAGAAGGTAAGTATAAAAGAGAAGGTCAAGAAAGAACAATCAACGGTAAATTGTTAGATGCTATCCCTGACAACGTGTCTTTAGCTAAAGAAGATATTTTATTGTTGTTTAAATCAAAACACGATGTAGAACTAAGTGATGATGGTATATCTATCAAACGAGGTGGGGAAGTGTTAAAGGATGACAATCTAAATGCGTTAGCGATTGATGACGTTATGAAAGAGTTCATACAACCTTATGCAAAGAAACCTGAAGGAGGTTCTGGTAAAGGAACCGAAACAGGTAATTTCAAAGCAGGTACTATTGAAGCTTTTGATAAGCGAATGAGTGACCAAGGACACGCAATAGGAAGTGAAGCTTATACTTCTCAAATGACTAAAGAAATTTCAGACGGCACTCTAAAAGTTTAGAGTATAAATATATCTTTAAAAGACCTCAATGGATTAAGTTCTATTGGGGTTTTTGTGTTTTTTTAAAAAAATAGTTGTTTATTAAATATTTATTTGTATATTTGATAAAACAAAAACAAAAAGATATGAATTTAGCTTATTTAGAAGATTACATTAATGACTACGTTAGAGAAACAATTGACGTTGATTATTATAGTTATTTTGATGGAGAAGAATCTTGTGGCGGAACTATGGATTTAGAATTAGGTGAGAACTCTGAGTTATGTGTTTTTATCGAATACAGCGGATGGGAACACGCAAAAGGTTTCGATTTAGAAGTAAGTATTGAATCTATGACTACTGAATCAGAAACATTGATTGAAAGATATATTCCAGTAGACAACATTGATGAACAATTAAAAGATATTGAGTTATGACAGCGAAAAAAAAAGCAAAGGAGTTAGTAGAGAAGTTTGTTAATGCAGACTTTAATTGTACTGATTGCAACATGCCTTATTGTGATGTGGGTTGCACAACCTTATCGATAAGTGAAGCTAAACAATGTGCTTTAATGTGTGTTGATGAAACTCAAAAAGAGTTGAAAAAAGTACGAAGCATATTAATGTTGGGAGGTAAGGCTTCCATTGATCTTCAGATTAGTTATTATGAAACTGTAAAACAAGAAATAGAGAAACTATAAAAACAAAAAAAATGAATTTAGAACAATTAAAGGAACGGGTAAATAACTGGAGTGATTCAACATTGAAAGGTTTGAGCGAAAGGGCGTTATTAATGGCTAAGATTTATGAAATAGAAAGACAAGAATATTTATTCGAAAAAACAGGTAAGAAATTAGGATTAGATATAGTCGATTATAATATAAGGAACTTATGAACGAAATAATAATATTCACGGCAGCTATGATAGTAAGCTTTAGTTTAGGGTTTCTGTTGTATGTTGTATTGATTAAAAACAAATAGATAATAAAATCTATAATAGTTGGTTAGTTAGAAAGGGTTGTATTTGGACGGTACAGCCCTTTTTTATTATATTGATTATCAACGTTTTATAACGAAAGTGCGTTTTATTTTAGGTTTTTTTTCAAAAAAATAAATAAAAAATAAAAAAAATAAATAAAAACAAAAAAATAAATAGATTAAAAATATTTAAAATAAATAGCGAAATAAAACGTACTTTGGAAGCTCGATTTTTATATTTAAAATATTTTTTGTATATTTGCGTTAAGGAATGAAATATAATTTCCTTTCAAAGGCGGTAGCTTTTAAGATTTGGTTTAGTAGGTGGTGGTAATTGCCGAGGATTTAGTGATAAATAATAAAGTATTAACATTAAATTTAAAATAAAATGGCAAATTATGTACCATCCGATTTGGTAAAAGCACAAGCAAAACTAATCGGAATGTTCC